GCATAACTCTGGAGGCTACTGATATTAAGTTTCCTGCTGTGCAACTGAATTGGCCTGTGGATATTATCAAAAAGATTCCTTGGAATAAGGAAATGTAATCGCCAATTGTTGATTTTACTACGCCTAGACCATTTACCCCTGTTCCTGACCAAACGAGTGTTCCACCAAGAGCTGGTATTGTGGCGGATGTTTGATAGAAATGTGAGTAGGTATAATTGGGACCTAGATCTGTGGTGAGACTGTTTTGCGTCTCTCTGTCAAGCAGTTTGAGTGTGAATTTGATATCAATAACTCCTATTTCTCCGTAGACTGCGCTTTGACCGGCAGTGGCTACGTGAAAGCGACCCACGTCATACAACTTCAAATTAGGTTTGTGAGCTGTTCTAACATAATGGCCATTATTTAACTTCTTTAACATTTGTTTTGGAACTTGTAAAGAAAAGGCCTGATAAGCGCAACCTTTTGAAGAACATTCATTGGCTAATAGCTTGGAAATGGTTTCTGGATTGTTGTCATCTGGGTCTGGGTCAAAAAACATTGCAACTAAACCCTGGGCATTTGCATTTGTGATATTGACGGTGGGTGTGTAATGGAATGAGACTGATTGGAACTCATACTTGTCATATAATCTGGCTTCTAATGAAAGTCTTGGAAAGACTTTACCAGATCCTGGATTTATCGGATAACTATTGTGAATATATCCTACGGAACTTCCGACCGTATGAAAGGTTTCGCGCCCAACAACGATTCTATCTCTTGAGGGGTTATTCTTTCTTACTTTAGGCCTGGCCTGGCCTTTCCCGGGTTTGTTCCCCGAGGACACAATTTTGGTAGTGGTTGTGCTAGTCACTGCTGGTTTCTTATATTTCGGATGCTTAACGTCAGAAAGTTTGACGATTCTTGTAATGTTTGAGGTAATTTGTACAAAACAATAGCTTACTAGGCTTGTTGCTAGGGAAAATAATGAATTATTTTCATACATCCGATGGGGTGTCCATTCACCCGTTAGTGGTTGTCAGGAGATGTTAGTTCCGTAATCAATGTTGACTGCTCTTGAAAGAATGTCTGACGTGTAAGTGAATGGGTAGTCTTTGACATTTTGTTTTGCGAGTCCGTTAAACAGTGATTCAACCATGTCCCAGCCGACATCATATCTATGAGAATATGCTCTATCGATAGTGTCTATGGTAACTTCTTGGGTTTCTATTGGTCCGTTGTAGTCTATATCGTATGGGTCTTTCATTGGTGATATTTTTAACAATTTTCTATACCAGATTTTCCACCCTGGTATCTTGTTCAAATCTCCTTTGCCAATTAACTGCATGAGTGTCAGATCGACACACATTTGGGCGTGGCTGGGTCTCTGGAATCCTTTGGGATAAATAGTGTATGGGTGTTTTAGAAACTTCCCAATTTTCACAAGGGCAGAGAGTAATGGTATGGTGACGATATAATTGTCCTGCACTATTTGAATTCTTTTGAGAAATTCAACTCCTCTATTATAACTTTGGATTGATCCTTTTGGCAAAAATCCACAAGATTCTTTGAGAAAATTTTCTACAAATTTTAAGACTTGTACGGTATTTGACATGTCGATAGTTTTCGAGGCTTCTTCAAGTGCTGCCATAATACTCAGGCCTGTGACGGTGGTATTGCTGACACTGGTTTCTGGCGTGCCAGTTTTCAATCCAACCATGGTGAGATTGATTTTTTCTTTGGTGTCTTCATTGTACATGGCCGTGTTTCCTCTTGCTCCTGAGCGTAAGTGTTCTACGAGAATGGCCAAACCTTTATTGAGTAGCACATTTCTGAACATTTCATGGTGGTATTCGTGTTGGGTGCTGTCATATCGAGAAAAATCGCAACATAGGGCGAGTGCAATGCGGCTTAATGCTGTGTCATCTCCTAGGACCTTAAGGAAGTAATGTGGTTTGTCTCTAACTGTCATGTTGTCTAGAGTAATTCTCGCCATATCTGAGTCTGAGACTCCTGAAGCATATAGTATGTGAAGACTGTATTTGTCGGATCTTGACATGTTGTTGTATCCATTCCAAGCTTGTTTGAGTGCTGTACTATATCTGTGGAGATCAGGTCCTACTGAAACGACGAAACTGTTTTCAAATGCAGTAACGGTCCTCATAGTATCTCCGAGAAACATCTCATCAAATTTCAAGTTTAGTGTCGAGTCGTAACGTACCATTCCTGTTTTGAGCAATTCATCATAAGCAGTCTGATACATTTTCTTTTTGGTTGCATGATTCTTG